CTTCGATGGCCCGCAGCACCTCGCGGACCTTGCCCTGCACGTTGGTGCCCGCGGTGCCGAGGACGAAGTCGACCGAGATCTGCGCGAGACCGAACTCGGTGAAGTAGTTGTAGAGCGTGGTTCCGGCCCCGTCCTTCACGATGCCGCGGAGCGCGTTCATCTCCATGTATTCGCGGGTCTGTACATGCTTGCGCCGCATCAGGAGCAGCTTCCGGTTCATCACCTCGACTAGCGGATCGGCCGCATCGAACGCGCCGCCCAGCGCGGGCAGGCCTTGGATGTCGGCAGGCAGGACCACGTCGTCATGCGGGATCCACGGCAGAGCGAAGCTGCGCATGGACCGGCCCTCGCGGGTGCCGACAGTGGCGGGGCCGCCCAAGGGGACGGAGGGCAAAAGGCTCAGGACGCCTTCGTACTGCTCGATGATGACCGAGCGCTGGCTGACGCCCTCGAAACGAAAGAGGCCGATCTGGGCGAGGCGGGTGTAGAGGTTGGGCAGGATGTTGATGGCCTGCGTCATCTCGGCCAGCGAATAGCCGCCAGCGTCGAAGGGATTGCGGACAAGGGTCATGATGGGGCTCCGGGGGGAATGAGGGGTATCAGACGCCGTCGCGGGCGACGATGCCGACTGCGGCCAACTGGCCGATCTTGGTGGTGATCTTGGCCGCGTCATCGACGGTGGCGTCGTAGGCAAGCCCAGCACGCGAGACGATGGCCGGGCCGCGGGCGACGACGATGCCGGTAGCATCGGCGAGCGTGCCATCGACGGCATAGAGCAGGACGGCCGTGGCGGTCTGCGCGCCGTCCGACCCGCCGCTGGTCGCCAGCTTGTACTTGCCGCTGGCGGTGATGCGGCCGAGGACAGCGCCCACGGGATAGGCTGACCCCGCGAGCAGCGTCACCACCTCGCGGGTGTAGTTCGGGTTGACCTCATATTTGAGGGCGTCGCCCATGCTGGGCGGTTCCGTCAGGACGGGCATGGTTCAGTCTCCACGATGTTGGGGGATGGGTAGGCGGGGCGAGGGCACCGCGACGAATGCCGCCGGTGGCAAGCGCCAATGTCAGCGCGAGGCGGCGGCCGACTTCTTCGCGGCCGCCACGATGGGGCTTTCCTTCGCGCCAGAAGCCGGGGCGGTGGCGATGATGCCCGCGGCATCACTGCGCGCGGCGAGATCGGCCAAGACCTTGGCGCGCAGCGCCTCGGGCTTCACTTCCTTGGCGACCGCATCGGCGGCGTCGATCTGGATGCCAAGGCGCGCGGCCTGCGCACAGACCTGCGCGACCTCGGCCGCCTCGGCGCGGATGGCTTCGGGCGACATCGCGGCCGCCGTGGTTTGCGGCGGCGCGACTGCCGCGGGCGGAGCCGGTTCCGGCGGGGTGACAGCGGTAGGCGCGGGGGCAGGCTGCGCATGATCTTCGGGGGCAGTGGTCATCATCGGGCCCTTTCCTTTGGTGGTGGATGTGAGGGTGGTTGTGCCGCGGGGTGCGGCGGCGAAAGCGCGGAAAGCGGTGACGGGATCGGCCACCTCGTCGGCAAGACCGGCGAAGACCGCCGCCTTGCCGCGAAAGACGGCGGCCTCGGTACCCAGCGCGCGTAGGGTGTCGAGGCGACGGCCGCGCCCTTCGGCGACGGTTTCGGCGAAGAGCTGGCGCAGTTCTTCCAAATCGCCTGCGATCCGGGTGCGGACGGCCTCGAGCAATGGCTGATACGGGTTCGCATCGACCTTGCGCGCGCCTGCGTGGATCAGCGTGACGGCGATGCCCTTCTGGTCCAGCGCCCCGCTCATGTCGCTGTGCATGGCGACGACGCCGATGCTGCCGACAGCGCCGGTGCGAGGCAGGATGATCCGGTCGGCCTGCGAGGCCAGTGCATAGGCGGCAGATAGGGCATGGTCGGCGACGAAGGCTTGAACGGGTTTCACCCGACGCGCCGCCCGGATGCGGTCAGCGAGGTCGAAGGCACCGGCCACCTCGCCACCGAAGCTGTCGATGTCGAGGGCAATGCCACGTATGGCCGGATCGGCCAGCGCCGCCTGCAATTGTGCTGCGATGCCTTCATAGGAGGTCAGCCCGGAGGACTGCCCAATCCACGCCCCGCGATGCACCAGCGTGCCCGCGATTTCGATCACCGCAATCCCGTCGACGACAGCGAAGGGCCGGCCGCCATCCCGCCCCTGGCGATTGGTCAGGTCATCGCCAAAGAGAGAGGCCCGGGCGGGCAAGGCGGCTGCATCTCGATCTTCGACCGTGATTTCCAGTCCCCCGACACTGATCTCCCGACCGGCGATCCGTGGGCCAAGCCCCGTCAGGAAGACCAGCGCCTTGGCTGGATCGACCATCAGGGGCGTGTTGAAGGCGCGCTGGGCGATCTGGGTGTGATGCATCATCCTTCCTCCGCGGACCGGGTGTCCCGTTCCTCGCCCTTGTCATTCGCTCGCTGGTCTTCTTCATCAGGGTCCGTTTCGCCGCCCTGATCCTCGCTGCTGCCACCGGCTGCCTGCGCCGGGGATCCCGGTCGCCTGAAGTCCAATCCCAACTCCGCCTCGCGTTTCCGTTCTGCCGCGATTTCCCGGTCGACCTGCTCGGCGTCGTAACCGCGTTCGGCGATGGCCTGCGTGCGGGATTTCAGGCCCGCCTCGATCTGCAGGATCTCGGCCGAGGCGTCTTTGGCGGGGTCGATCCAGTCCCATTTCGTGGGGAGCCAGTCGCAAGCGAGGTATTGCCGCCGCTCCGTTGCATAGCCGGGCAGGTCGATGGCGCCCGCCAGCACCGCCATATCCATCCAGCGGGTCCAGACCGCGCGGCAGAGCTGGTAGACCATGACTGAATGCTGGAAGGCCGAGATGCGGCGGCGGAAGTCGACCAGCGCGATCCGGGTGTTCGAGAAGTTGCCCTTGGCGGTGTCACCCGTGAGATAGCCATAGGGCACGCCCAGCGCCGCGCCGATCTGCAACAGTGTCCGGTATTGGAAGGGTTCGTAGGTGGATCCGGAGTCCGGGGTGGATGGTGTCGTGACATCTTCACCCGGGTCGAGCCGAACGACCTGGCCGGGTTCGACCTCGAGATCGTCCTCCGCCGGATCGAGCGCGGTTTCTGGCGCGGGGGAAGTGATAAACATCGCGAACATCGCCGCGGTCTTTTTCCGCTCGAGTTCCGCATCGTCGTAAAGGTCGAGGGTGAACAGCTTCACCACGGCCGCGGCAAAGCGTGAGACACCGCGCAACTGGCCTGCCTCGACCGGGTCGAGGATATGGATCACCTCGGACGCGGGCACGATCACCGTTTCCCCGGCCAGCCCCGGATCGGTCATGTCGCCCGGGTGGCGGCGCAGGAAATGGTAGGCGACGCGCCGCCCGATGCCGTCGAACTCGATGCCCTGCCGGATCGATCCCGCACCGGGCAGGACGCGGGTCATGTGCTGGGGCAGCATCTCCGAGGGCAGCATCTGCAGCTGCATCGGCACCGTCAAGCCATCTTCGGGACGCCGCGTGCGGATGCGCAGGAAGACCTCGCCTGCCAGAAACACCTCGCGTGCGGCGCGGCGCTGAAGGCCGAAGAAATCGGTCAGACCCTCGGCATCGGCCTCGTCCGTCCAAGCGAGCCAGAGCTTCTGCAATTCCTCCTTCTTTGCGGCATCGGCGATCTTCGACGAGGGCTTGATGCCGTCGCCGACGACATGGTTCGCGAAGGCGTCGACCGCGTTGGCCGCGTAGCCGTTGTTCCGGACCAGCCAGCGGGCGCGGGCGGTGATCGTCTCGCCCGAGGCGGCGATAAGGGTGTTCACATGCGCGCGGGTGGCGCGGAAGCCGCGCATGCGGCGGTGCGACTGCGCCGCGTCGAACCCGCCGATGATGGACCCAAGGCGGGCACGGAAGGCGTCGAGAACCATGGTCACAGACCCTTCGTGGCCACAGTGCCCCAGCGGCGGCGCCGGGAAGAGTTGCCGCTGGCCGCCGCAATGCGCCCTTCCAGATCACGGATTGCAGTCGCCAGTTCGGCATCCGAGCCATAGGTCACGGTCTTGCCGTCATAGCTGACGCTCCGCAGCCCGGCGAAGCGGGCTTCCTGCAGCGCGGCCAGCAGGGCTTGCATGCGTTCCAGGTCCATCAGTCCCTCATGAAGTTCGGGGTATAGGCCCGCCGTTTCCGGCGCGGCGTGGTCAGCGTTCCGGCCTTGGGTTGG